GAATCACTTGCTAAAGCATCTATTGATGGCACACTTTCCAAAGATGAAATTGATGCAGCGTTTGGTGCTACACCAAAAAAGATCGCAAGCAAAAGAGCTGCTGTTAAATGAAGCGTGTTTACACAGGCAACAAAGATGGTGCAGCTGCAGGTGAACATCCACAACTAACTGCGTTAATGAAAGAATTGTTTAAGGCTTACAGTCCTGCGCTCTGGAACAATGGTTCATTCGGTGTAAGAAATATGCGTGGCAAAGAATCACTTTCGGTTCACGCAACTGGTAGGGCGTGCGATATTTCGTGGCGCAATATGGGTGATGGTAAGCGTGGTGTTGCTAAGGGTGGTCGCAAGTATGCGACAGAGGCAATGGATTATTTAGTGAAGCACGCCGATGAGTTAGGTATAGAAATGATCATTGATTACTTTCCTGCGCCTCACGGTAGGGCTGCCAAGTGTGATCGTGATATGGCATGGCAAAAATATACGAAGCCAACTGTTCACGGTGCGCCTACGGGAGACTGGTTTCACACGGAAGTAGATGGAAAGAAATCATCTGAACAGGTGAAAGCAGTTTTTGTTGCTAATCCTCCTACTGCTGTAGTCATTGAGGCATAAATGGACATGGGGTTAGCTGCTATTTTGGTTGCTTTAATTACAACTGTTGGTGGCATTGTTGTCGGTTTTATGCAATCCTTTAAGAAGGAAACATTAAGCACACGAGTAGAGAACAGAACCGATCACGCAGTTGTTCAGGCACAGTTAAGGATGTTGCACAAAAGCGTGGACAGGGTTGGTGATAGGTTGGAATTACATATTGACGGACACAGAGAAGGTGGCTATGGGAAAACTGTTGGAGCAAATCCAAACTGAGAAACCTAAGAGTGCTGGTGGTAAGCCACGCATACAAATAATTCTTGATGAGATGAGTTCTGAAGATCGTGATGATCTTTTGCAAGCGTTACTAGATACCACTATTCAAACGATGGTCATTCGTAATGTGTTGGCACAGCGTGGAGACAAGTTAAGTCATTCAACTGTTTCTCGTTTCCGAAAGGATTTGGCTAATGGCATTGCGTGATGAGATAGAGCAAGCCAAAGTTACAGAGATTGATGTTGATGTTGTTCGTGTACGCAAGCAACGAGATCAGTTAGCGAACCAGAACGCACGACTACTTACAAAGGTTGAGGAACTAGAACGCACTTTATCTGTGGTTGATATGGCTGAGGGTACAGCGATACAGCCGCCGTTGTGGCTTGCACCTGTAAAACCTAAAAGCAGTGCAGGCACTCTTGTTGTCATGTTGTCGGATACACACTTTGATGAAGTGGTCAACCCTGATGAGATGGAAGGTTTAAACGCTTACAACCGTGAGATTGCTGTGATGCGTTTAGAGCGTTGGACACAGAATGTAATCAAGATGGCACGCCATTATTTGTCTGGTGTTTCTTATGATGGTGTTGTAATCATTTTAGGTGGAGACATTTTTACGGGAGACATCCACGAAGAATTAGCACTTACTAACGAGGACACGATGATCGGTTCATTATTGTTTTGGTCTGAACAAGTAGCAGCTGCAATCCAACTATTAACAGATGAGTTTAAGAAATGTCATGTGGTTTCTGTGGTAGGTAATCACGGCCGTACTACACGCAAGCCTCGTATGAAGCAGCGTGTCAGAACGAACTTTGATTGGCTGATAGCAAAAATGATTGAACGTCATTTTACAAAAGATAAACGGGTGACATTTAGTATCCCTGAATCTGCTGATGCGTTAATAAACATTTATCAGCACGGACATCTCATTACACATGGCGATCAAGTGTCAGGTGGTTCAGGTTGGGGTGGAATCTACTCACCGATTATGCGTATGCGATCACGAAAAGAAGCACGCTATCTAGCAACAGGAAAATCGTTTCAAACAATGTGGCTCGGTCACTGGCATCAATACATTTCTACACCCAAGATGGTTGTTAATGGAACGATGAAAGGTTTTGATGAGTACGCATTGTTGATGGGTTTTGGTTACGAGCAGCCACAGCAAGCGTTGGCTTTAGTAACACCTGAAAAAAACATTACGATTCAAGCACCTGTATTTTTTGTTGATCGCAAAAAGGAGAACTGGTAATGATGACGATCGTAGAAGTAATTTGGCATGACGCACACGCAGATACATCTAATTGGATTGAGTTAGATGAAATTGATTCTGAACCATGTGTTGTTACTTCTATAGGTATTTTGTTGCCTGATGCAAAACCTAATCACATTGTTTTAACACAGTCACAAAATAGTTTTAATCAAATTGATTGTGTGCTTTCTATTCCTGTTGGCATGGTGCAAAGTATGAGGGCGATCACTCTTTGTTAGTGGACTCAACAAGGTTTCATCTGTAATGTTTTTGTGTTGCGCTATGTTCTCCTTCTCCGTAGCGCAACAATGGGTTGAGCAGCCCTGTTCTTATCAAATGGGGCTGCTCCCTATATTGTTTAAAAACAGTCAAATATTTTTTTAATTTTTTTTATTTCCGTTCCAGCATTAGGTTTGATTGCGTATTTTTAGATAGTTGGTAATTCAATGGTTTGACAATCTGCTATACTGTGTATATCGGATAAAAACAACCGATAGCCCTGAGGAGGGAATTATGAAAAAGCCAAGAGAGTTCAAGAAAGGTAATTGCGAAATCTGTTTTAAAAAAGCAGAACTGCAAAGACCGATAAACAGTTTCAATGCGTGGTGTTGTTTGCCTTGTTTAGAAACAATGAATGAAAGATCAGCAGCAAGAAGTCGTGCTGACAACCTGTTTGGAAATAACTTTCGTAAATAAACATTACGAAGCCAGCAACCAACCGATGACCCTGAGGAGGGATTATGACAAAGCAAGTCAGATGGAAGTGTGCAATCTGTAGTAACGGATTACTTGCACCAACTAAACCAAGAAAGAATGATGTGCGCAGATATTGTTTGCCCTGTTCAGCAGCAACAGGAAAACTTGTTGAACGCATTTCACCAACACTAGAAAAGCAGCGTGCAACTAAAACAGTGCAACGCAAAGTAAAGACACAGAAAAAAAATGCGAAGGTCAGCGTCAGCAAAAAAGTAAGCCGTGAGAAAGTATCAGCAGTAAACAAGAGACAAGCAATGATAGAGAAAGAAGGTCAGCGCATCTGGAAGTTGATGGCAGCTTGGCACAAGGGCAAGCCGATGCCAAAGATACAAATCAAAGATGCACGCAATGAGCGTGGACACGGCTGGTCAAATTGTCGCAACCTTATTCAAGTCAATATCAGACCGAATCAAACAGAACGAGGAAGCAAGTGGGCTTGGTATGTGTTAGCACATGAACTTGCGCATTGCGCTTGCCCACCGATTTACAAGGAAGGTGCAACAGACATAGATTTTAAAACAGATGTGCATCACAAAGAGTTTTACAAAGCGTTAAAGCACGCTTGCGAGAAGCGTTGGAAGGTGTCAGTTTCATTTGCTGAAGTGCGTGGTGAACAATACGGTTACGCAGTTGATCACATCATTGAGGCGCAGGTGTTAAAAGAAGTGCAGTTCAAGGTTGCGAGTATTCGCTAGAACCCTGAATGGTATGGGAAAACAAAAGACTTTACATTTGAATGTGGTCGCTGTATAATTGAGTTATCAAGTTAAACAAAACCCTGAGGAGGGAAATCATGGAAGCAGAAAAGAAGTTTAAGCACCATCTGATACGAAAACAAAATCCAAGTAGAGGAATAAAACTTATTCAGAAGTTTAAGTTCAATGATTTTGTTGCAGCCCAAACAGAATGTGATCGGTTAAACGAAATAGCAAAAGAAGTTAACCCAGAGTTTTACTTCATCATCATCACGAAGGAGGAAACAAAATGAATGCAGTAGATCAGGTTGCACAAGCAATCGCAACATACGGCAGACCACTCTGGGCTGCACATATCTCGTATGAGACACGACAACAAGTACCAACAAAAGTAATTGGGGAACTACTAGCCGATGCACATCGCTCACCAGACAGCGTGACACGAGCAGACCTTTACAGTGATCTGAAAGCGTGGTGCGCCAGCAATGTATTTGCCGAAGTCACCGTTCAGCTGCTCGCCACCGTTTCTGGATTATCTAAACCTTCTGTACGAAAGTTCATTGATGATCACGGCGATATGTTTAAAAAGATTACGAAGCGCACTTGGGAAGTACGAGATCCAAAGTCAGATCGGGCGTTGGACAAAAAATAACCCTGTTACACCCCCGAGTAATAGTTAGATCAGACAACAACAAAGAAAGAAGGAACAGATGAAGGTACTAGCAAAAGAAAAGCACGGCAGCAAAGAGTGGTTGCTGGCACGCTGGAAAGATGAGAACGGTAACTGCGTGTTCGGTGCGTCAGACATACCAATCCTGATGGCAGCCAGCCCATATAAAACTCGTGCAGAGTTGTTCGCAGACAAACTTAACGAACCAGTTGAGCAGCCTTCAAACGCAGTGTTTGATCGTGGCAACATTCTTGAATCGCCATTGATTATCAACGCATCAAATAAGTTGGGCAAAGAAATCTTTACCCCTGAAGTCATCTATCGTGACGGGCGTTTGTCAATTAGTCTTGACGGTGTAGATAACGAACAGCAGCCAACAGTTGTTGTAGAAGCAAAGACAACTACTCGTTACAGCATTTATGATTCAGGTGATCTGCCTGATGAATGGTTGTGGCAAGGTTGGGCACAGCAAGCCGTGTTAGATGTACCTGTATGGTTCAGCGTGTTAGATCGTGACTTGCGTTTAAGTGTTGTTGAGCTGCCAGACAATCCGTTAGCGATTGACAGTCTGATTACTGAAGCAAACATTTTTGGTGAATGGGTTGATAGCAACACTCCACCATTAGACGAGATCAACAATTTCTCTGCTGATGACATTGCATGCATCTTTAAAGTGGAACCAACCACTATTGATCTAACTATTGAGGCTGGAGAATGGGTGTTGCAGTTAGAGGAAGCCCGTGCGATGGCGAAGCAGGCAGCAGAGTTGGAAACAAAAGCCAAAGATGCTTTAGCGCAAATGTTGTTGGGCAACGAGATCGGTATGTTGCACGGTCAGCAAATAGTTTCGTGGAAACAACAAGCAGGAAAAGAATCGTTAGATGCTACGAGACTTAAACAAGAACACCCAATGTTATTTAAGCAATACACCAAGCAAGGAAACCCATACCGTGTGATGAGAACACACAGAAAGAAGGTTAAGTAATGAATGAGGAATTAGATACACAACTGTTGAAAGCAGTATTGGAGCAGTACGCAATACCTGATCCAAAGATTGTTGGAACTATTCCACGCAACGGAATCAACTTGGCTTATGTGAGTCACGCAGACATCACAAAAATCCTAATTGAGATTGATCCGAACTGGAACTGGCAGCCTGTTGCTTGGGATAACGGCAGACCTGCTATTCATATTGAGAACGGAACAGCAACTATGTGGGCAACGCTTACGCTGCTTGGCAAATCTTTGTTGGGTGTTGGTTCGGTTCGTGCCGATAAACAAGACTTGGACAAAGAACTTGTTGGAGACTTCTTGCGTAACGCAAGTATGCGCTTTGGTATCGCATTGAGTCTCTGGTCTAAACAAGACTGGTCAGACAACACAACGATTGTTCGCACATCAGAAGTAAAGCGTTCAATACAAAATCATCCAGCGTCACAACCTGATGATCGTGAAATTACACCTGCTGAAGTAGCAGAAATCTTTGGTGGTGCAGTTCTAACTGAAGCAGTTATTACACCGATTAAAGCAGCTGCATCGGCAGGAACCATCAGCGATAAACAAAAAGGTTTGATCAGCAAACTTGCAAAAGAAAAAGTTGATGGTGATGTAACACCGATCTTGAAACAGCAGTTTAAAAAATTATCGGTAAACGAACTGACCACTAAAGAAGGTTCAGCACTTATTAAACTTTTAATGGAAGCCAAAGTTGGCAGCCCCGTGATTGTTAATGATGAGGAACCATTCTGAAGCGTGATCATTGGCGTGAAGATGCGTTGTGTTTAGGACTAGATTCAAAAGTTTTCTTTCCTGAATACAACGCATTTGAATCTCGTTGGGATGCAGCCAAAACAATTTGTGCGTGCTGTCCTGTACGCAAGCAATGTTTGGATTTAGTTATCGGGTTAGATGAGGACTGTGATCGTTGGGGAGTGTTCGGTGGTATGACACCAGCACAACGCAGAGTTTATCGTGACGAATTAAGGAGAAGCAAATGAAATCTATCGGGCAGCCGTTGGCTGATTGTGATTGTGTGATACAAAAAATTGTTAAAGAAACTAGATGTGGAAAAACGGAGGACGATGATGAATAAAAAACTTAAAGTATTAAATCTGTATGCAGGCATCGGTGGGAATCGTAAACTTTGGGGAACAGATTGCGAAGTAACTGCTGTTGAATATGATGAAAATATTGCAAAGGTTTATGAAGATTATTTTTCAACAGACAAAGTTGTGGTTGCTGATGCTCACGAATACTTACTTAATCACTTTGCTGAGTTTGATTTTATTTGGTCATCACCACCATGTCAAAGTCATAGCAGCTTTAGACAAAACATTGGTGTTCGTTTTCGTGGAGTAAAACCTATTTATCCTGACATGAACTTGTGGCAAGAAATAGTTTTTTTGCAATACAACTTTACTGGTGAATGGGTAGTTGAAAATGTTAAACCGTATTACACGCCTTTCATATCGCCAACCATTGCATTGCAGCGACATTATTTTTGGTCTAACTTGCAGATTCCAAATATGCAATTTAAAAAAGATTTGCTTAGATCAGCGCAAATACCACAACTTGAGGAACTACATGGTTACGACTTAAGTAAATATAAATTGCCTAATAAGCGACAGGTTCTACGCAACTGTGTTGCACCAGAAGTTGGTCTATATGTTTTTCAACAAGTAACTAAAACAAAGGAGAATAATAATGAGTAGGTACAACAGTAATTGGGGCAGCCACGATCAGTTACAGGAATTAAGAAAAGCAAACATGGTGTTACATCGTGACTTAGATGCAACAAAAAAATTGTTGTCAGACACTTTGCAAGATTTAGCACAAGCACAAGATGAGTTAGTGCTGGCACTTGAAGCGTTAGCAAGAGTTGGAAATTGATAAATGAAAATAGAAATAGATTCATCGTTTGATGGTTCAGGTATAAATCGTAAAGGCGAATGTGAAGGCAATCAACAGAAATGTAATCTTGATGGTTGCCCTAAGTTTGGAACATTAGGCAGGGCTGCTCGTGACGGCTTACGCCGTGTTAAAGGTTGCAGTGATCCAACTGCAAGAGGTAAACGCAACCGATCTAAGGGTGACAGCAAAGCCCGTATCGCACGCAAGAAACTTGGCTTGGCTGCTACAGGCAACGCAGGAACACGCCACGAGGAGCATTGGGGTGGAATGTTTAGAGTGGAGGTGAAGGCTGGCGCACAGATTAACGCTATCTGGACACGCTTTAGAGACGCTAGAACGCAATCTAATGCTTCTAAAGCGTTGGGAGATATTAGACCGTTTGCGATGATTGCTATGCCTGACGGTACATCAGAGGGCATAGTGTTGATGTCGTTAGATGAGTTCGCAGAGTTGTGTGCGCTGCTGTGAGCAAAGTTTTTTCAGAGGAGCATTACAACGCAGACGATAACGCTAAACATCAAGTTATTGAGTGGTTGGTTGCACAAGGTTTTATGGCGTGGGTTAATCCAGATCAGTACGGCATTGATGTTCAGGGTGTGCGTAACGGCAGCTGCTACGAGTTTGAGGTGGAAGTAAAACACAACTGGTCTGGTACAACTTTTCCGTTTGACACAATTCATTTTTCTAATCGGAAACGCAAGTTTGCAACAGCAGACAAATTAACTTGGTTTGTGATGTTAAACGATGAGCGCACACACGCTTTGTTGATCTGTGGGGAAACTTTTTTGGCTGCACCCTTAGTTACAAAGGACACTATTTATACTGAAGCAGAACAGTTTGTATCAATTCCTGTTAATCAAGGTAGGTTAATTCAACTGAAGGAGGGTATGTGACACCGTTACACATTGATCAGATGATTGACAAGATTTGTGGGATGTTCCCAACTGTTCCTGTTCCACGAAACGGTATGAAAGCAGCTTGGGGAGCAGACAAGTTTTTGCATAGCGTTACGGTTGAGCAGGGTAGACAGGTAATGGAACTTGTAGAAAAACATAACACTGTTCCTTCCTTGCCTGAATTAAAAGTTATGTTGCGTTCTATAATAAAAAAAGATGACAACGAAAAACCTGTGTGCGAGATTTGTAATGGCACTGGTTGGGATGACGGGATGAGAATTGTAGATGGTGTTGTTGTGCAGCAGCGTTACACAAGTCTTGATATGCGTGGGAATGTTTGCACAACAGTTACGGAGTGTGAGTGTAGGAAATAAGTTTTTAACAATCGGCTAGTTGCATAGACCTAAACCTGTCGCAAGGTAGTTGGATGACCTGTGGTAACACAGTTAGATCACCATGCGCTTAATCATGCAACACGAAATGATTTACGCAAGATGGTGAAGCGCAGCGTAATAAAATAAATAGGGTGTTGGAGTGTGGCATACCAACGGGGGGGCATTACATCTCTGCCTCTGCTCTGATCTGAACATAAAATATATATTTTGTATGCGCTTCAAGGAACAAGTGTTAGAGTGAAAGCACACGCCGAAGTAGGCGAACGAGGCTTGCAGCCAATCCAAGTTCCATGAGAAGGACTTACGATGAACGGAGTAATTATGAAAAAGATTTTTATTTGTATTGTGGCATTAAGTTTAGGGTTTACAAATGTTTCGGTTGTTAGTGCGAAGCGTGTTCCTAAAGTTAATTGTCCGAATGTGTGGAAACTTACAACTGATGCTGGTTGGTTGGCTGCTGATGTTTTAATTGGTGATCGGATTGCGTTTCGTGAGTCACGCTGTAATCATTTAGCGCACAACAAACTTGACCCTGTGACTGTTGATGGTGTTAAAGGTTCGCTTGGTTTGTTTCAGATTAATCTTTTTTGGATTAGTAAAACAAGTTCGTATCCGAAAGGTTTTTTGCAAACTGTTTTAAAGCGTGATCTTGTTCCAGCAGATTTGTTTGTTCCAGAAATCAATGTGGCAGCTGCTGAAGCGATTATTAAATACAATCGGGGTAACGGTGGCTGTGGCTGGCAAGCGTGGAATGGCTGCTGATTTAAAATAAAGTTTTAAGAAAGTTATGAAATCCGTATTAGCACTGGTTTTTAGCAGGTTAAAAGGTTGGCAAGTTTGCTGTAAATAGGTAATACTTGATTTATCAGCCAAACGGTTGGTAGAAGCCCTGAGGAGGGAATTATGAAAACAGCAAGATTTAAGCAGCCAACAAAGGTTGGTATAGCACGCACACTTAATGATGCGTGGTGCACCAAAGCAGGTTGGAACCCATCCAGCATGGTACGGGGATATGGATCAGTCACTTCTGGTTGGGTGTCTACACAGTTAGAAAACGGTGATTTCAAAATTGAATACAAGGTTTCAATGGGAACTTACAACGGCGTAGACAATGTCGGTTTAACTGACGAGGAAAGAATAGAACGCCACGAACGCTGCACAAAAAACTTTATCAACCAGTTGGAGACTTACACAAAAGTTTTAATCGCAAAAGGCTACAACGCATACTCTTTTACAAAAATGGTTGATTCAAAGATTGCTTCTGGAGATTTTAGCAACAGGACTTACAAGCCTTGCCAAGATGTTGAAGGTTTCGTAACAGTAAAAAACGAGGAGACAAAATGAAACTGTTAGCAGCTAAAGAGTGGAACAAAATGTTTTACGAGAACGGACAGAAGTACCGAATCCAAGTCAGATCAGAGTTGGTGTATCGTGACGGAAACAGCAACGCATATTTCTCTATCGGTGGAGACATCTTTAGACACGCAAAGAACGGAAGGAAAGTTTGGGAGATGGGTGGTTGCATCCACGAGGAGATCGTTAAACACTTCCCACAACTTCAACCACTTGTTGATATGCACTTGGCTGACGAGGATGGTGTGCCTATGCACGCTTACGCAAATGCAGCCTATTGGGCAGGACACACAAGATGGGAAAAGGACAGCGACACCCTCGCCAAACATTTACGGGTCACTAAAGATCAAGCCAACGAAATGACAACATACATAAACCACCACTACGGTGAGTTTGACAAAATCACAACAGCCGAAAACGCTTGGAAAAATACTTGCCAAGACTTTGATTTGCCAGACGGTTGGTTAAAACAAGCACTAGAGGCAAGGGCAATGCTAAACCAGATGGAGGCAGCACAATGAATTATCCGATCTACGAAATTAACGGTGTAAAAACATATCGGACACCAAGACATTTACGCACACTTAGAGATGTCGCTTGTCGGTCTTGCGCAAAACCAGTATCAATGGAAACTAAAGTTTGCGAAAGTTGTGGTTACCAATTCCAAACAGAGGAGAACAGCAAATGAATTGTAAAAACTGTGAGCATGAACTAACAGCAGTTGCAGAGATGGATGAGTATGAACTTTGCCATCACTGTTACTGCAAAATAATGGATACAACAAACAACAACAGAGGAGAACAGCAAATGAAAATCACAAACCAAACAGTAGAAAACATTGAGTTAATCACTACAGGCGAAACAGCCTTGTTTGAAATTAACTTAGTGATTGCAATGGAAATGTACGATTCAGAAACTGATGAAGGTGCGCTTAGTTGGCTTACCAATCTGCTTACGCTTGCAGCTGCAGGACACGACATCAAATCAGGCGCACAAGAGTTTATGCGTTGTGCGATAACCTTAAACGAAAGCCAAGTTCACCTATGCAAAGTAGAACGGGTCACAGCATGAAACAATCACCGTTTGACAAATGGCTTACAACACAAGATGAGCAGCCAATGCACTTCGTATTTAATACCCCTAACGACGATTACGATTGGTCGGTAGATTATTCTGTTATTGACGGGTTATGTGCAAATTGCGACACTGCGATAGGCATTGACTCTAACGGTGGGAGGTCAACAAATTATTGGCAAATAGATATTAATGAAGAACAAATTTTGTGCGATGAGTGTTTTAACAAAACAGGAGAAACAGCATGAACCCATTTATAGACAACCCTCCATTGGTAGTTTTTGTCTCTATGACAATCGGACTTTACGCAGGCAAATATATTGGAATCATTGATGGCAGACAGCGTGAACAAAAAGCCCAAGCAGCACGCAACCGTATCCAAAAAGAACTGCGTTGGGAACGCCAAAACCGTAAGGTAAAGTAAGAGCGCACCAATGGCAAGCAGCGCAACCCCACTTCACCCTCCTCGGTTAGAGGGTTAGCCCACCTGCGATGGTGGCATTGGTACTAGATATGGAGAACACTTATGACTGTGAAAGATTTAGAAGCTGCTGTAGCGTTTCTACGCAAGATAACAGTAGGACAAATGGAAGTGGACTTATTAGTTCAAACCGTAGAAGCATTAGAAACAGAAATTAAGAAAAGGAGAACTAAAAAATGAGTGAATCAACAGCAGCTGAATTAGCACATTGGCAGGCACGATGCGATGAAATGCAAGTAGCGTTAGAGCGTGTTCGTGAGGAACGAGATGATTTGCGCACTAACAACGATGCGCTTACCATTGCCTACGCCAAGATCGCTAACGAAGTTACACAACTGCGATCTGTCGTAAGTCGTATTCAAGTAGCAATGTCACAGGGTCAAGAACTCTGATGGAACTATTTGATTTAGAACCAAAGTTCATAACCATTCTCGCTGATGATGACGGATACAGCAGATGGAAAGTTACATTACGCAACTTTGATACAGGCGATAAACCGATTGATCTGCTTGTAATGATGGATGCTGATGGTGGAATGGCGTTAGCAACACGCCCACCACACGATACTTCTTGCACTTGGTCTCCACCAGTATTCCCTGCAAGATCATGAAAGTTGTTTGCAACAAATGTCAAGCAACAGTTGAATGGAATCCTGAACAGACTGTTGGCTGCCTATGCGACAGCGATTCCCCAACATGGATTTGCATCACCCGAACAAAACAATTCGTACACATGAGTCACGCTAACTACACAACAGAGGAAAACTAACGATGAGTCACAGAATAGAAGTTGTAATTGATGAACAAGTAGTAGATGCAATTTATTACTGTTCCGATGCTTGCGCTAAAACAGATAAAAACTATGAAGGGTGGAATGGTTGCAACGATGTATATCAACCTGAAACTTGTGTATGTGGCGAGCGTCTTGGCTGGTATCGCTGGAATTACGAAACTAAAAATCAAGAGTATGTTGATTCAAAAGATAAAAATTGGGGGATACTTTAATGAGCGCAATAGAAACAGAAACGATTGATATTGATACGGTGCATCCACATCCACGCAATGTCCGACAAGGAGACATCGGTGCTATCAGTCAATCATTAAAAGCGCATGGACAATACAGACCGATCACATACCAAAAATCTACGGGCAGAATCCTTGCAGGCAACCACACTTGGAAAGCAGCCAAGGCATTAGGTTGGACAAAAATTGTTGCATCAGCAAAAGTTTGTGATGACGATGAAGCAATAAGAATCCTGATAGCAGACAACCGAACGAGCGATCTAGCAGACTATGACGATGCAGGATTAGCAGAACTATTAAAAGAACTAGCCGATACGACTACAGGACTAGAAGGAACACTATTTGACGGTGATGCTTTAGATCAGCTGCTAAACGATCTCGGCGAATACACACCAGCAGACGATATAGAAAACATATACAGCCAAGCAGTAAAAGTTCCACAATACGAAATCGTTGGTGATGAACCAAAACTTAAAGAACTATTTAATAATGATCGCACACAACAACTACAAAAAGAAATTAACCAATCAAACATCCCAGACGATATAAAACAATTCTTAGTAACAGCATCAATGAGGCACACAGTATTTGATTACTCAAAAATCGCTGAGTTCTACCCTCATCAAACACCTGAAATACAAAAACTGATGGAACAATCGGTACTAATAATCATTGACGCTAACGATGCCATCGCTAACGGATATGCAGTATTCGCACAAACCATTGACGAACTAGAACAACTGGATAATGAAGATGCGTGATAAGAAAAACTTTGCTGTATTCATCCTCACACACGGCAGACCAAACGAAGTAGTCACCTACACGACCCTGCGCAAGCGTGGATACACAGGAAAAATCTATATCATCATTGACAACGAGGACAAAACAGCAGATCAATACAGAGCCAAGTTTGGTAAAGAAGTAATCCAATTTGATAAAGCTGCTATCGGAGAAACATTTGACATAGCAGACACAGGCAAAGATAGACGAGCAACAGTATTTGCAAGGAACGCATCATTTGAAATAGCCCGTGATCTAGGGCTTGACTACTTCATGCAACTAGACGATGACTACACAACATTCGGCTATCGCTTCGTTAAAGATGACGCACTTAAATACACCCAAATAAAATCAATGGATTTAGTCCTAGAAGCAATGATCACCTTCTTAGAGGACACAGGATCACTAACATTCGCTATGTCACAAGGAGGTGATTGGATTGGTGGTGCAAGCGATAAGAAACCAAAGAAACCATTGTTCCGTAAGGCCATGAACTCATTTATATTCCGAACCGATAAACCAACCACCTTTATCGGGCGAATGAATGACGATGTAAACACCTACATTATGAACGGCATACGAGGCGAGCTGCTATTCACTACCACGAAACTTATGCTGACCCAACCAGTAACACAAGGTGGGTCAGGTGGAATGACAGAGATGTACCTAGACACAGGAACATATATGAAATCCATGTACACAGTAATGATGGCACCATCCTGCGTAACAGTACGCAACATGGGAACAACACACAAACGATTACATCACTCAGTTAAATGGAACAACACCGTACCCAAGATCATCAGCGACAAACACCGTAAACCATGCCCATTAAACGACCCTGCCTAACCTGTCGCACACTTACTACGAACACACCACGATGCGACACCTGCCAAGCAACATGGAACAGAGCGCACCCTAAACCAGATAGACCACACTACAAAGGCGAATATAAACGCAAAGCAAAACACATACGAGACACAGCCATCGCCTGCTGGATATGTGGACAAGGTAAGCGACCTAATGACCCATTTACAGCCGATCACCTAATACCAGCCGACCCCTACAGCCCACTAGCAGCTGCTCATAGATCATGCAACAGCCGTAGAGGCAACAAGCCAATACAACCCCAATAAACCCCCCACCACACCCATCAGGAACGATTCAGAGCCACAGAAAGCACCCCACCCTCCCCCTACACCCTTTTTTCTATAACCCTTACAAGCAATACCCCTGTGCCCCCTATCTGTGCATACGAGCAGCAAAACCAGTTTTTTGGGGGAAGCAAAACAATGTTGGCTTTTTTGGTTTGGTCGCTGTAGGGTTGGGTTATCAAGTTAAACACCCTGAGGAGGGAAATTATGAAAACAGTAACTGTAAGAGAAATTGAAGTTCAAGTAATTACTCGTGATGAATGGGATGTTATTTCGCACGAACAAAAAAAACAGAACGCAAAAAAGCGCAACAGTTCAACCTTTGGACACGAACCTTGCAAACTTTGTGGTCAAATAATTAGCGACAAAGTCTTGGACACTTCGTGGTTTGTTCATATGACAACCGATGGTGACTTGTTTCCAGTAGCAGTTGAATTAGGAGATCACGAAGGTTCACAAGGATTTTTTCCAATCGGTGCATCTTGTGCAAAAAGAATTGCAAAGGAATACAAGAAAAAGTATGAGGTTAAGTAATGAACCCTACAAAGAAACTAAGCACAGGCATATATCAGGTCGCTGGTACTGATTGGGCAATTAGGAACGATTGTCGTAGCTGCTGGTGGGTCTGCAAAGTTGTTGATGGGGTTTATAGTCTTGAACCTAAACAAATGTTTTTTATTCAGGGCACACGCAATGACGCAATCCAGTACGCAAAAGAATTACAGATCAGCAATTAGATTTCCCCCTGTGTGGGCTGCGTTTCCTTTGATCGGGGAGGCGCAGCCCATTTTTTGTTTGTAGCATGGAACAATGAACATCTACAGAAAGATTTTGTAATGGGTGGTAAAGGTAGTGGTGGCAGTAATCGGAAACCAGTAGAACGCAAACTGCGTATCGGTAATCCGTCAGGCAGGAAACTTCCTGCTGTCACAAAGTCGGCAGACATTATTGCGTTACCCAATAACCATGTGCCTGAACCTCATCGCCCGATTGGTGAAGGTGGTAGAAGGCTTTGGAATCAAGTTTGGCAATCAGGTGCAGGTTGGCTTAAACAGAACATGGATACAGAACTTATTTTAATGTTGTGTGAAGCAACAGAGGAAAGAACAAGGCTGCGTATTATGTTGCAGGCAGATCAATCTTTGTGGCGTGAACGGCGTGCGTTGCGTGAAGTAGATCGGCAAATCATTACACTATTAGGGCAGATAGGTTTTAGTCCATCAGAGCGAGGGTTGTTAGGAACAGGTGAAACAACAAAGCATGAGTTCAGCGATCTCAACAAAAGGATTGCCGAAAAGCGTTCATCCAGCCGATAAGTGGAAACCAGCGTTTTATACAGAACGCAAAAACAAATCATCCGATGGCGATGAGATTATAAGTTTTGCTCAAAATTATTTTAATGTGCTTAAAGGCTTTCGGTCAGGTGAACCTTTAGTTTTTACTAACTGGCAGAAGTGGCTGCTTCGCTCTTTGTATGAGCGTAACGATGTAACAGGCAGGTTGCGTTATCGCCGTGCGCTAATCGGTTTGCCACGCAAGCAAGGCAAGTCTTTAATGATGTCTGCTGTTGGTGTGTATGGCATGATCGCTGGTGAATCAGGTTCAGAAGTTTATGCAGTAGCAAACGATAGACAGCAAGCACGAATTATTTTTAATGAAGCAAAACAACAAATAGTTAACAGCCCATTACTAGCTGCCGAATCTAAGGTGTATCGGGATGCGATTGAGATGCCACGCTTCGGTTCTGTATTCCGTGTGTTGTCATCAGACTTTAAAGGTCAAGCAGGTTTAAACCCGTCACTAGTTTTGTTTGATGAACTATGGGGGCAAAACAATAGTGATCTTTACGATCAGATGACTTTAGGTTCTGGCGCACGCATAGAACCATTAACAGTAAGTATTACTACTGCAGGCTATGACTTAGATTCGTTAGCAGGAAAGTTGTATCAGTATGGGAAACAAGTTGCGTCAGGTGAAGTTGATGACGATCAGTTTGGTTTTTGGTGGTGGGAAGCACCAGAGGATTGCAAAGTGGATGATCGGAAGGCGTGGCAGGTTTCTAATCCGAACTTGGCTGAAGGATTACTTGACCCAGAGGATTTGGCTGTTGCAGTAAAACAAACTTCAGAGATGGGTATGCGTAGATGGAGATTAAACCAATGGGTACGCTCGCAAGAATCGTGGTTGCCTGTAGGTGCTTGGGAACAATGTGTATCCGATTTACAGTTTGACCCTGAACTTCCTGTTTGGGTTGGAATTGATATGGCGTTAAAGCACGACACGATTGCTGTCTGTGTGGCTCAACCACAATTAGATCGGTGTGTTGTGCGCTCAAAGATTTGGCAGCCTGAACTAGAAGGTGTTGATGTTGTTGATGTGGAACATTATTTGCGTGAACTACACAACCAGTTTCAGGTACAGGAGTTTGCTTTTGACCCTGCTTACTTTCAACGGAGCGCAGAAGCATTATCTGATGACGGGCTGCCGATGGTTGAGTTTCCACAGTCGGGGTCACGAATGATTCCTGCTTGTGGTAACGCCTACGAAATGATTGTGAACCGAAAGATTGCTCACGATGGTTCACCAACCTTTACAGATCAAGTGCTGTCTGCTGCACAAAGAATGACAGACACAGGCTGGCGTTTATCTAAAGGCAAATCTAAGCGAAAGATTGATGCTTGTATTGCTATGGTTATAGCGTTAGATCGTGCAACAACAAAACCCGTTACACCAACCTCGGCAACAGTATTGGATATTTGGTCATGAACAAAAAAGAAACTTTTACAACAGCAATAGAAATTGTGGGTGGCATTTTAATTGTGGTCGGCATCGGCTGTTTCAATGTTCCCGTTAGTGTTATTGTTGCAGGCGTTCTGATGGTTATTGGTGGAGGCTTGGCAGCATGAGTTTATGGAAACGGACTGAGCAGCGTGCTTTGCCTACAAGCATTGATCCATACCAAATAACTGCACGCCCGTACTACAACAACTGGTCAGGCGAGATCGTTAATGAAACTTCTGCATTTGCACATAGCGCATTTCTAGCTGCTGTAAGTATCCTTGCTGATTCTGTTGCGTCTATGCCGATTGAGGTTGTGCGTAATCGTAGAGGGAAAATTGAGAATGTTCCAACGCCATCTGTCTTACAGAAACCGAATGACAGGCAAACAATGTTTGACTTTATTCATCAAACGATGCTTACCCTTACTATTCATGGCAACGCATACATTTATGCTCCACGAGGTTCAAATGGTTTCCCTGTTGAAATGCGCAACATCCATCCGAACGCAATTAAAAACATTACAGACACGGACACAAACCAAACTTTTTATCAGATAGGCGAAGAACAATTTTCATCTGATGACATTATTGCTATTCACTGGATGATTCTGCCGAACTACAAAAAAGGTTTGTCACCTTTGGAAACTATGCGCAACACAGTAGGTATGGGCTTGGCGATGGATAGATTCCTTGCACAGTTTTATGGTGAAGGCGCAACACCATCATCAGTATTAGAAACAGATCAAGCCATTACGCCTGAACAGGCAAAACAGATTAGGGATAATTGGGAGGAGTCACATTACAAACATCGCAAGCCTGCTGTGCTTCAAGGTGGTTTAAAGTGGCGTTCGGTAACAACTAGTGCAGCTGATATGCAAATGTTGGAACACAAAGAGTCAATCATCCGTGATATTGCCCGTGTGTACCGTATTCCTTTGCATTTAATAATTGGTACTGGTGGCGATTCGCAGACTTACCAAAACTTGGAAGCATTGGGTTCAGCGTTTTACAAATACACTTTGCTTGGATGGGTGCGCCGTTTGGAAGAATCTATTTCAAGCAGGCTGCCGATAGATACATACATTAAGTTTAATGCTGATGAGTTCTTGCGTGCTGATCTAACTACCCGTGTGAAGGCGCAACAAATCCAAATCATGTCGGGCACGATGACACCGAACGAGGCTCGTGAATTAGAAAACTATGAACCGTATGAAGGTGGCGATCAGTTTGTGATGGGCTTGGCTGGTACGGCGATAGCAGGTATTGAGGGTGGAGAACTTCCAACATTGGGCACTGACCCGAAGCCACCAGTCAGGTAACTTGTGAAATCAATAGCAGTAACAGTTGCGACTACAGCAACTTTAATTGTCGCAGCAGATAACCGACCTCGTATTTGTTATTTACATTCAACAAGTGGCAGCTCATATCTTGGTGACAGCGCAGTAACTGTCTCTAGTGGTTTGCATTTGCCAAATAATACAACGATGACAGTTGAGGTTCCATTCGGTGAAACTCTTTACGGCATTACTAATACGGGAACTACAAACATTCGTGTACTAACACCAGATGTGGATTGATCAATGCCATACGGAATATCAGAGAATCAATCCGATTGTTCTAATTGGGCTGCAGTAAAAATAGAATCAGATGGATCAGCAACAACACTTGATTGCTATCTAACTAAACAAGATGCCATTGATCGTATGGTGGCACAATCTTTGGCTGAAGGCTTAGAGCCAGCAGGTGAAGTTCGTGCTGTTGATGTTGAACAAATTATTGATTCCTGTCCAGCAGCAACTCAGGACATTTCAGTCAATCTTAAAAATAGATTAAATGCAGTTCAAGTTGCAAACTATGGACCAATGAATCCAGAACTATCAAACGAGGAGTTTTGGGTTGCAAAGGGAGATTTATTTAAGACAACGCCAGAAATTGCTAAACAATCTTTGTGCTTCAATTGTGCCGCATTTATACAGACTAGTGAGATGCTTTCGTGTATTGAAAAAGGATTAGATTCAGGTGCAGAGGCAATAGCGATTGTTAAAAAAGCAAATCTTGGTTACTGCGAAATCTTTGACTTTAAGTGCGCTGGAGAAAGAACTTGTGATGCTTGGGTGGTTGGTGGGGCAATTACTGATTCAGATATACAAGAATTACAAGTTGATGAAGTTGTTGAACCAGATGAAGTATTTGAGGATTCTGAATATCGGGCAGTTAATTTGTCTGCACCAGCGTTTATGCGTGCCTCAGCGAAACGAGGTTTAGCGTTACACGCCGAAGGTGAATCAGGTGACGGACTTATGCCTGCGACTGTTGCTGATGCTCGCCGTATGTCAAACGGTGAAGCCCTAAGTGAAAACAAGTGGCGCAAAATATCGCCTTGGATAGCACGCCACATTGTTGATCTTGATGCAGTTCAGGGTGATGAGATTACTGCTGGACTTGTAGCAATGTTGTTGTGGGGTGGTGGTTCAAGTAAGGCAAGCGCAAGACGGGCGCAAGTATACGCCGAACGAATTGTGAGCCAACTAGAAAACGAAACTCGTGCGCCTGCACCCAAAATATTCAAGTAGTGGAAAAGACAAGTAAAATAAACTATGGTGAGGTAACTATGAGCGAATTATGCAACTGGGTAGCAAAACCATTAGACGAGAAGCGCACGATTGCGTATAGCAATCTTGAAGTGCGTGCTGAAGGCAATGGCAATACTTTAATTGGTTATGCAGCCTTGTTTGATTCTCCTTCAGAACCGATGCCATTTATTGAATATGTGAAGCGTGGTGCGTTCAGTAAAACTTTAAATGATGGTGCAGATGTTCGTTTGCTTATTAACCATGAAGGTGTGCCGTTGGCTCGTTCAAAGAGTGGCACATTAGCGTTGGAAGAAGATGAGCGTGGTTTGCGTGTAGAGGCTGACCTAGACCCAATGAATCCTGATTCTGCCCGTATTCTTTCTGCTATGAAGCGTGGAGACATATCTCAAATGAGTTTTGCTTTCAGAACAATTAAAGATTCTTTTAACGCTGACAGATCGGTTCGTGAACTTCGTGAAGTCCAGTTGTTTGATGTGAGCCTTGTAACTTTCCCTGCGTATGAGGAAACCGTTGCAGAGTTGCGCAACAGGAATAATAGTGTTATTGTTCCATCAGTTTCTACTTTGAGCCTGAGAAAAAATCAGGTTGCTTTGCAGAAACTTCGCAGCCGTTAGACAGCCGACCCTAGAACGGGTCACTGATCTCCTGACACTGAGAAAGAAACACAAACAACTATTGACCACAGGAGGTCAGAATGTCATTTAGCAAAACACTTATTGAAAAGCGTGATGCTGCACTTGCAAAGGCAGAAGCCATTGTTGAAGCAGCTCAAACAGAAGCCCGTGAACTATCAGCAGAACAAGATGCCGAAATTGCTGCATCGTTGGATGAGGTTCGTTCATTGGATGAGCAAATCAAAAACCACACCGAACTTGAAATTCGTTCGGCTGAGGCTGCAGAACTTCGCAAAGAAAAGAAGTTTGATGTGGCTGTTGCACCAACAGTAGTTAAATCAGAAGCACGCACATACGCACCACAAGCATCAACATCATTCTTGAAAGATGCTTACTCGGCACAGTTCAACAATGACTTCGCTGCACAAGGCCGTCTTGCACGACACATGCAAGAGGAACAGATTGAACGCCGTGATGTCACTTCAGCAGCTTTTGCTGGCTTGATGGTTCCACAGTTCTTGACTGATCTTGCTGCACCGTTCGCTCGTGCAGGTCGTGTAACAGCAGACCTCGCTCGCAAGCACGAATTGCCAGCACAGGGCTTGACACTTTCAATCAGCAAAGTGACCACAGGTTCAGCGACTGCACTTCAGACTGAAGGCGCAGCTGTTCAGGAAACCAACATGGATGACACGAAACTTGACTTGACTGTTAAGACTTTTGCAGGTATGCAAAATGTTTCCCGTCAAGCATTGGAGCGTGGCACAAACATTGATTCGCTTGTAATGGCTGATCTTGTTTCCTCCTACAACACGGTATTGAACACAGCAGTTGTGGCAGAACTTCTTGCTTCAGCAGGTCAAACTGTTACCTACACCGATGCTTCACCAACCGTTGCAGAGTTGTATCCAAAACTTGTTGATGCAGTTCAGAAAGTCCAAACAACTTTCTTTGCTGGACCGAATGTGATGATCATGCACCCACGCCGTTTGGCATTTATCTTGGCTGCAGTTGATGGTCAGTCACGACCATTGGCAGTTCCAACTCCATCCAGTTCAGGTCAGCCTGCATACGCCTACGGAAGTGGCGCAGTGCAGTACGGCAACTCTGGTTACAGCATCCTCGGATTGCCTGTTTACACAGATGCAACCGTAAGCGTTGTTCAAGGTTCAGGTACAGACCAAGACACGATCTACATTGGTAACACACAAGAATTGCACCTCTGGGAACAAGGTTCGGGCGAGCCAATGATGCTTCGCTTTGAGCAGCCAAAGGGCAGTGAACTTGATGTTCAAATGATTGTTTATGGATACAGTGCTTTCACAGCAAATCGTTATCCAAACGCATGGGCACAAATCAACGGAACGGGTTTGATCACACCAAGTTTCTAAGTTGATTGCAAGTCAAATAGTGATTGGGTTGCTGGTATCCTTCGGGGTGTCAGCAGCCCTTTTACATTTATGGAGTAACTATGAACAAACAAATTGAAGCACTACTTGTTGAGCGTGCAGGTTACGAAAAAAGAGGATTGAAGAATCGTGTTGCATCGGTTGATGCTGCGTTGCGTGAACTAGATTTTGATCACAAATATATGGTTGAAACAGAAATTGAAACAGCAGCTATTGAACCTGTTGTTGAGCGTGCTGTTATTAAGGCTGCCAAGAAGCGTAGAGCGTAATCTGTGGCTATCACGAACGGTTATTGCACTCTGGCAGAGGTTAAGGCTGCGCTTAGACTTACAGACAATGTGGATGACACTTTGTTGGAGAACGCTATTGAGTCTGCGTCACGGCGCATAGATGGTCACACAGGCAGATTCTTTTATCAGACGAACCAAACTGCTATCACGATGTATCCGTACAGCGAATATATGCTGTTTTTCCCTGCTGATGTTTCCTCTACTTCAGTAACAATTAAAATTGATTCCACTGCTAACGGTACTTATGCAACAACGCTAACGCAGGGTGTTGATTATATTCTTGAACCAACAGACAGAGTTCTGCAATCACGCCCATTTTTAAATGCTCGTATGGTTGGCGGCGCAACATTCCCATTGTATGTAACGCCATCTTTTCCTACAGTTCAGGTAACAGCGCAATGGGGTTGGGCTGCTATCCCTGATGATGTTAATCAGGCTTGTGTGTTGCTCGCTATGCGACAGTTTGCAAGGTTGAACGCTGCTCTTGGTGTTGTAGGTTTTGCTGATATGGCGATCACGGTTCGGGCTATTGACCCTGATGTTCGTGATCTACTTTCACCATACAAAATGTTTGGTATCGCCTAATGCCAGCCACAGTTTCACAAGTCGCTACGGGGCTTGCAGCACGATTAGGAACGATCACAGGGCTACGCACCTACACCTATCAACCCGAGCAGCTCAATCCACCTATTGCTTACCCTGTATTAAACTCTGTTGATTATCACAGGGCTTTCGGTGGTGGCGATGTCACAATGAATTGGACTGTCAGCGTGATTGTTGGCAGATATCTTGATCGCACAGCGCACGCATTACTAGATGATTTTCTTTCCTACTCTGGTAGTAAAAGTATTCGTGCTGCTTTAGAAGGCGATACTACGCTTGGTGGCGTTGCACAAACTTTAGTAGTACCATCAGGTGCAGACATTTCAAGCCTAAGTTCTGCTGATGCAGAGTTTTTGCAAATACAAGTATCTGTTACAGTTCACGCCTAAAGGAAAACTATGACCACATATAAAGTTTTGAGCGACAATTTTGTTTTAGGAAATCAGGGTGAAGTGCTAGACAGCGCACTGTTGGATGGGTGTAACATTCAGGCATTGATTGAAGGCGAACATATCGCTGAGGTTAATGCTAAGATTTCTAAACAAGTAACAAGCGAAACGGAAAAATAATCATGGCTTCAATAGTTCTCACAAATGCTTCAATCACGGTCAATGCTGTTGATCTTTCCTCGTTGTCAAACAATGTGGAAATCACATACGAAATTGAGGCTGTAGAAACAACCTCGTTTGGTGGCAACCGTTCGTTCGTTGGTGGGTTGCAAAACAACTCTGTTACCATTGAAATCATGCAGGACTTTGCTGCAACAAAAACTGAAGCAACAATTTTCCCGTTGGTAGGAACAACCACAACTCTTGTGTTCAAACCAACTGCATCCGCAACTTCTGCAACGAATCCGACCTACACGATTACAGGCGCATACTTGGCTAGTCACACGCCGATCTCGGCAGCCGTTGGTGAATTGGCAATGACTTCATTGACATTCACTGGTGGAACGCTAGTCAAAACAACTGCATAATTCATAAACAAAAACAATTAGAAGGAGACTGCAATGAAAATTGCTTTACAAGTTGAGTTCAATGACGGTACAAAAACACCTGTTGATGCTGTGTTTGCAGACTTTGTAGCGTTTGAACGCACATGGTCACGCAGCGTTGCACGCTTTGAAACAGAGATTCGTTTAACAGATTTGGCGTGGCTTGCGTGGCACAGCGAAACTCGTTGCCGTAAAACTGCATTGAAGTTTGATCCTGATTGGATTAACACTGTTACAACAGTTGAGATCCGTGAGGATGAACCGATTGTGGGTGCAGACCCAAAAGAAAGTTAGGTTCTGATTCTGCGCATTGGTCCATAGCATTTCTTGCTATTGAAACAGGCATTGCGCCTTCTGTGCTAGTTAATGAATCAGAGGAGATGTTGGAAACGATGTTTGATGTCTTAGCGAAACGGAATGAAAACGCTAGACGCAGACGGTAGTAGCATCTGTATCTATGGGAACTAAAATTGATGTTTATGGTGTTCGTGAAACACTTGCAGAGTTACGCAAGTATGAACGGGAAACATTTAATCGTATTAGTAGCGATCTAAAAACATCTGCTAAACCTGCTGCTATTGCTGTTGGTCGTGCTTTCCCTGATGAGCCGTTGCTTAACTGGCACAGTTCTGGTGATCGTAAAGGCAAAGCACGGCTACCTCCTTACAATGGTTCGTCAGCAAAAAGTAAAGTGAGAGTTGGCATTAGCACTAAGAAGCCAACTGGTATCGGTCAGCATGGTTTGATTCGTTTGCAACAGATGGATGCTGGTGGTCAAGTTTATGATACTGCTGGATCTGCAACAAAGGCTGCTCGTGGTGCTAGTGCTTCTGCTGGACAAAAGTTTATTTCTAATCTTGACAAGCGTTCTAAAGTAAAGTCATCAGGACAAAAATATCGTTCACGCATCATGTATCCTTTCACCGAAAAGAATCTGCCATTAATTGAAAAGGCTATTGAGATTTCAATTCGCAAGATTGATGGTGAAGTGCAGAAACGATTGAACGGATAAACCTATGGCAGTTGGCGTAAACATAGTAAGCACCTTTGACAGCAAAGGCATATCTCGTGCAATAAAAGATTTCCAAAAATTAGATGGTGCAGGAAACAAATCAACTTTTGCTTTAAGAACATTTGATCAGGCTGCAAGCAACGGCATTAAAAACCTTGCCAAGATGGGCGCAGCCGCAGGTATCGCTGCTGGTGCTATTGGATTTAAACTTGCTTCAGCAGCTTATGAGTCTCAGAAAGTTATGGCTCAAACAAATGCGATAATTAAGTCTACGGGTGGGGCTGCAGGTGTAACAGCAACACAAGTTAGCAAACTGTCTGAAACCCTTTCTATGCAAATTGGTGTTGATGATGAGTTGATTCAAAAGTCTGCAAACCTGTTGCTTACTTTTAAGCAGGTACAAAATCAGGTTGGTGTCAATAACAACATTTTTGATCAGGCAGTTATTTTGGCACAGGACTTAGGCAATGTGTTTGGTTCTGCCGATGCTGCAGCGATGCAATTAGGTAAAGCATTAAGTGATCCAGAAAAAGGTATTACAGCGTTACGCCGTGCAGGTATTAACTTTACTGATGCACAGAAGGAACAGATCAAAACTTTAGTGCAGTCAGGAGATGTGTTAGGCGCACAGAAGTTAATTCTTGCTGAGGTTGAATCGCAGGTTGGTGGTACGGCAGCTGCTACTGCTACAGGTTTTGACATTATGCGTGTCGCTGTAGGCAATGTGGCTGAACGGTTTGGTGAGTTGTTGTTGCCTGCGATAGAACGGTTTGCAAACTTTGTTACAAGCAAGGTTGTGCCGTATATGAATAATCTTGCTGCTGTTATTGGGCAGGATGGTATTGGTGGTGGTATCAAACTATTGGCTGGCGATTTCTTAAAACTAACAACAAACATGGGTACATTCGGAAATGTTTTACTTGGTTTGACTACAGCGTTTATTATATTTAAGGCTGTTGCTATTGCTGCTGCGATTGCACAAAACTTATTTAATGTCGCATTATTTTCTAACCCTATTGGGATAATTGTTGCATCTGTAATTGCTTTTGTTGTGGTGCTAGCAGCATTGTATTTAAAGTTTGAGGCTGTTCGCAAAGTAGTAAATATGCTTGGCGAGGTATTGAAGTTTGTAGTGATGAACGCAATCGCAGGTGTATACAACTATTTCGTAACATTCATAAATGTTGCTATTACAGGAATCAATCTTTTAATTAAGGCTGCAAACTTTTTTGGTGCAGACATTCAAGAAATCGGCAAACTTGGTTACATGGCTTTTACTGGTATTGGTTCAGCAGCGAAAGCAGCTAAAGCCGAAATATCTGGTGTGGCAGAACGCACTGGTGCGATGGCTGCTAAAGAAGGTGGCGTACAGAAAGTTGTTCAATCATTAAAGGATGTCGCTACTGCTGCTGGCTCGGGTAGTGGTGGTGCAGCGAAGGCTGTTGAAACTGCTGGCGAGAAACTAGAAAAATATATTGACAAGTTAAAGGGTTTAAGTTCGGCACAGAAGTCTGCTCGTGATGCAGATAAATCGTTGATGAAGTCACGCACTTCCCTTTCTGAAGCAACATTAAAACTTACCGATGCACAAGCATATTTTAATCAGGTCATTGCTGGTTACGGTGCTAACAGTAAGCAGGCGAAAGATCGCCAGTTGGCTTTGCGTAAAGCGCAGGGTGCTGTTGAGCAGGCTGGTTACGATGTTGAAGGTTCGGTGTTTGCTGTTACTAAAGCAGAGCAAGAGTTGGCTGATCTGCGTAAAGACCCTGAAAGTTCTGCTCAGGCGATTCGTGAAGCAGAGATCGCTCTTGCTGAAGCAAAACTTGGTGTTAAGGATGCAACTGAGTCACAGGTTGAAGCAACTGATGCGCTTACTGAAGCAGAAACATTGTTGAACGAAACTATTAACGGTGCGAAAGAAGGAAGTGATGCGTACACGGAAGCAGTAGATAAGTTAAATGATGCTAAGAAATCGCAGGCTGATGCCGAGGATTCTGTAACGGCAGCTATTGAACGCCAAACGGAAGCAGTAGATCGTTTGCGTGAAGCAGAGGAAAAGGCTCGTGAAGCACGAACAGGTGTAAAGGCTGGTGCAGCTGCTACTGCTGAAGCAGAAGTTGGCGTGGCATTACCACCTGCACCTACTACTGGTGGTTTGTTTGGTTCGTTTATGGAGGCTGTGCGTGCGTTGCATCCGAACTCTAAAGCGTTAAAATCAAGTACGCCTGTTACTCAAGCAAGAAAAGATTTTCCGAGCCTGTATGACACCTACAAAAAAGCAGGACTTGCTTTGGCACAGGGTGGCATCGTTACATCACCAACACAGATTCTCGCAGGTGAATCAGGCGCAGAAGCAATTATTCCTTTAGACAAATTGCAATCTGGTATGACAGTGAATGTCACCGTCAATGCTGGCATGGGTGCTGATGGTGCAGACATTGGGCAACAGATCATTGATGCTATTCGTAAGGCTGAACGCCGTAGTGGGAAAGTGTTTGCAGCAGCGTGAGCAGACCAACAACAACGGTAGAAGTTGTCTTTAATGAAACACCTGTGTTATCGGGTGATGCGTTCACTTTAGATAACACAACGAAAGGAGTCTTAAACAATCCTTTCTATTTGCTTGATGGGCATTTAGAGTTTCAGGATGTTACGAGTGATGTTCAAAATGTTTCTGTCTCACGAGGCAGGTCACGCCAGTTAGATCAATACTCTGCTGGTAGTGCCACAGTAGATTTCATTTCCACAACACGCAAATATGATCCGTTAAATACTGCGTCATCGTACTATCCATATGTAACACCAAGCCGATACATAAGAGTAACTACAGGTGGCATACCGATCTTTGGTGGTGTTGTAAACAGTTGGTCTTTGTCATACGAAAAATCTAATGTCAGTTACACAACAGCATCTTGTTCGGATTCTTTTTCTTTGCTTGCTAACCAAACTTTAGGTGCGTTTACACCTGATGCAGAGTTAGCAGGCGCACGAATCAACACAGTATTGAATCGCCCTGAAGTGGACTTCACATCAACTTTCGTAAGTGTTGATGCAGGAACTACAACAATGGGTGCGTTCGCTATCACGGAAGGTACTAACGCATTAAACTATTTGCGTCAGGTTGAATCAAGTGAGCAAGGGTTTTTGTTTTCTACAGCAAACGACACCTTCAAGTTCAAAGATCGTTCAACAGTATTAGCGCAAACAGGTGGCGTATCGTTTAGTGACACAGGCACACCAACATCGGGTTATATGACTTTGGATGTGGAGACTAGTGATGATCTGTTATACAACCGTGTTGTAGGTGAATCGGATGCAGGCGTAGCACAGATCGTTACAGACGCAACTTCAATCGCCGTATATGGCGTTTCTAGTTTGGAGAAAACAGATTTGCTTAACAGCACTACAGCAGAAGTTTTAGATGTCGCTAATCTTTTGCTCGCTAAATATAAAGAACCTGAAGTCCGTTATACAGGGCTATCACAAAACTTGAACGCTTTATCAGGTGCAAATCAGGTTCTTGTTTTAGGTTTGGATTTAACTGATTTGGCTACGGTCACAAAAACTTATGCAACAGGCAGCCCTGCTTCTATTACTAAGTATGTATTGGTGGAAGGTATTAACCATACGATTACGCCATCTGATCATGTGATCAGTTTTAGGTTTGCTTCCCTGTCACAAGTTGGCTTCATTTTGAACTCTGGCATTTTTGGTCTGCTAGATATAAGTTCCGTAAATTAGTTTGCTACAATCGGAGACACTATGGCGAGACAGACATTTACATCAGGACAGGTACTGACTGCAGCACAATTAACTACCCTGCAAAACAGTGTTTGGTCTGACGATGTAACAGCCGATACAACAACTGCATACACGCTTGTATTGACTGACGCAGGCAAACAAGTAACGATGTCTAATGCTTCGGCATCCACTCTGACAGTGCCACCAAATGCTTCTGTAGCGTTCGCTGTAGGTGTACGAATCCAAGTTATTCAGTTGGGTGCAGGCGCAGTCACACTTACAGCAGGCGCAGGAGTAACAGTTAGTGAGACAGGAAACAGTCTTGTGCTAGGTCAATATCAAAGCGCAATTCTTGTTAAACAAGCAACTAATACTTGGATTGTTTTGCGATCTGCCTACAATATGGACAGCGATCAAATGCTTCTCTCAACACAGATATTCGGATAAAGGAATAATCACATGGCAACATTTAGCAAACAAATCCTTAGTGGCTCAACAAACGGAACAGGCATTACCGTTGTTGCTACAGCAACAGTTGGCACAACAATTCACGCCACAGGCACAAGCGCAACAACGCTTGATGAGATTTGGCTATATGCAGCAAACATTGATTCAACTGCACGCACACTCACTATTGAGTTTGGTGGTGTGTCAGTAACAAAGGATTTGATTCAGCAAAGTATTGCTGTAACACCATCAGGTTTGGTACTTGTTTGTGCAGGTTTAATCTTGCGTGGTACAGGTTCGGCAGCTACAACTGTTACAGCGTTTGCGAGTGCTGCAAGCAAGATTGAAATCTTTGGTTTTGTAAATAGAATCACGGCGTAACTATGACTAGGTACGCACAGCGCACACTCATACAGCAAGGTTCGGTTGCCAACTGGGGTAAAGCTGCACCACAAGGTATTGGTGTAGTAAATGGTTATGGTGTTGCTTCAGGTGGTACTTCGATTACTCCTTGGACTGTAAGCAGCACAAACTACAACGGTTCGGTGTTTAACGCTGACGGAACTCTTACCGTTACTACGGCAGGTTTATTTGATTATGCAATTATCGGAGGTGGTGGAGGCGCAGGTGGTGGCAAAGGTACAGCGAGCGTACCTTCAGGTGGAGGTGGCGCAGGTGGAGGATACATCACAGGTACTGCCTATTTGACTGCTGGAACTTACGCAGTAAAAGTTGGTGCAGGTTCTGCTGGTATTGGTGGTCGCACAGAGTTTGTGAACGCTGGTGCTTGTTCAAGTATCTATCTTGTAGCAGTTGCTATCGGTGGTGGTTGTGGGCAGTCGTATGGTGGAACTGTTGGTGCAGGTGGCAACGGTGGTGGAGGTGGCAGTTATGCAATTACTGCTGGAACATCATTCAACACATGGGGTTATTCAGGTGGTGCAGGCGTGTCACTCACAGGTTCAGGTGGTGGTGGTGGTGCAGGAGGCGCAGGTGCAGCAGCATCGGGTGCTACTGGAGGAGCAGGAGGAGCAGGAGTAGTTGTAACAAACTTCGCAGGTGGTGTTTCAACAACTATCGCAGGTGGTGGTGGAGGAGGTGGTACTGCTGGTGGTGCAGGAGTAAATGGTGGTGGCAGTCGTGCAGTTGATGCCACAGGTGGAAACGGAACTGCGAACACAGGTGGAGGTGGAGGTGGCGCACACTCAACAAACGCAACCACTCGTGCAGGTGGAAATGGTGGTTCGGGCGTTGTCTATGTAAGGTGGCAGGTGTGAGCGCAACATATTTTGCACAGATAGATGAGAATAATAAAGTGACTGCTGTTGCTGTGACATCGGCAGAGTTTATGGCAGAAAACCCTGAACGCTATGAAGGCACTTGGGTAGAAACTTTTTTTGATCGTGTAGACAAACGATACGCAGGTATTGGTTTCATCTATGACCCTGTAAAAAAAGATTTTATAGAACCAACTTATCCACCTATTGTCAGGTGAAACTTCACTTTGTGAGTGGGCTGCCTCGTAGTGGTAGCACTCTATTAACAACGCTGCTATATCAAAACCCGTTGATACACACAGAAGGTTTATCGGCTTTGTGCGATGTGATGTGGCAAACACACCAATCACTAAGTAACGCACAATCTATATCTGCTAATCATCGCCAAGCGCACGCACATAAAATGGTTGCTGATTTGCCTTATCGCTATTACAGCAATGTAACTAGACCTGTCGTAATAGATAAATGTCGTGCGTGGACTGCACCCGATAATGTGCAAATGCTTAAACATTATGTGACACCACAACCAAAGATCGTTGTGCTGACTCGTGAGCCTGCCGACATCATCGCATCATTCAAATCGTTATTTGAACGCAACGGTAGAGATGATTTTGATACATCGGGAATGGCTGACGAGTTCAATCGCAATATGCTTTCAACACAAATGGCAAAAGATGCTAATGATCCTGAAACATTTTTGTTTGTTGAGTTTGAAAACTTGATTAGCAACACCCAAAGCGAAATGAATCGCATCTATGAGTTCTTAAACATTGAACCTTACTTACATGACTTGGCTAATATCGTGACTATGAATCCCGAAAATGACTCTGTGTATGGGCTGCAAGGTATGCACGATGTTCGGCGCACGATAGGCAAACGAGATGAGGTCTAGTAGTTGGTTTATTTTTGCGCCTGTAGCAATCTTGGCGTTGTTCGCACCTTCTGCTAACGCTGAACCGATAGCAGGACTACAAACCACCTACTACACGATTGACTCTGTACCACCTACACGGGCAGACAACATCTATACCGAATGTGGTAGTGAAGTGGAAAACAATATTAACCGTTCGTATGACGGTGAACCATTTTTAGATTGCACTAACGATTTGTTTATGGTGCATATGACAGGGTTTATTACAATCCCCGAACACAACACGATTGAGTTTTGGTTGGCTTCTGATGACGGTGGCACAATTAACATTGATGGTAATGAGTGGGGCAACTGGTCTGATCAGGGCTGCTCTTGGATGGAGTCAGGACAGATAGACATTAGTGCAGGGAGTCAGTCACTTGATTTGTGGATGTACGAAAATGGTGGTAGCACTTGTTTAATGTTGGCTTGGAATATCAACGATCAGGGATTTCAGATTGTGCCTGATGAAGCATTTACAACTACAGGTATTCCAACGGATACCACTACAACCGTTCTAAATACAACTACAACTATTCAGGAGACAACAACAACATGGGAAACGACAACAACATCCACGACAACGACAACGACCACTTCTACTATTGCACCCTCCACGACTGTGCCTGTAACACCAAACTTGACTACTACGACACTTCAAACAACTACAAGCGTGGCTGCGATTTTAGAAACGACTTTGCCCACCAGCCAATTAACAACACCTGCAACGATGCTTTTAGTGGAGTATCCAACAACCACAATCCTGCTAGAACCACCAACGACATTTCCTGAACCTCCCATTGAAGTAGTAGCAGCTTTGCCAAACACTACTGTTCAGCCAACTTATACGCTACCGTTTGTCATACCAGACACCATTCCTGACACGCTCGTAGAGCCTCCTGTGAGCCTTCCTAACGCCACAGAAACGCCTGACACGGTAAACCTACCTTCCACAACTTTCCCTGCTGATACGCCACTGTTGCCTGCTTTGTCTGACGCAGAGTTTGAGGCTGTCTTAGACGATCTGAAAGGTGCGTTACCTGATGAGGTAACAGCCATTGTGACTACATTGCTCACTACAGAAGTCACGAGCGAGCAGGCTGTGCAAGTTGTTTCTAGTTCTGAAGTGTTGGCAGTTATTTCTGGTGAGCAAGCAGAACAACTTTTTGATGCTGTAGATGAAAGTGCTTTAACAGTTGAACAGCAGATAGACATTGTTGCAGCCGTACAAGATGCACCAACAGAAGTAAAAGAAGCGTTTGAAAATCAGATCAATATCTTTGGTGGTGAAGGCTTTAATGATTATGTGCCTGTTGATTCCAATGTGTCTGTGGCTGTTAGACGCACAATCATTGTGGGTACTACAATCCTTGTGGCAATGCCATCACCAGTAGTCAGGCGCAATCGTGTATGAAAAACTATCTTGTAGAAAATGTTTGGGTATGGGCTGGCACAGGATTAGTGCTGCTTACTCTTTCGGGAACTACTTTGCGACAGGCGTTATACATAACTTGTTTAACGGTAGTGGTACATTCGTTTGCAACATTTCTAAAGAAAGGCGATGATCAATGAAAAAGGTTCAAGATATTGGAGGCAGAATTGTTGCCTTGTTTCTCAC